GCACGTCGTCCGGCTATGCAAGGCCGGGGTGCTCACCGGCTCCCGCCTCCATGACAAAAGCTGGTGGCAAGTCGAGCTGCCAAAAAAGGAGGCAGACCCATGAGACTCCTCAACGCCCTGATAAACCTCGGCCTCCAGAGCATCGCCGCCATCCTCGCTATCCTCGCCATCCCGCCTGCCATCATCGCCTCCGTCCTGCTCTTACTAGCCACCACCATCTCCCATCATGCAGACCCCATCAAAAGAATTTGATAGCCTCGGGCGCGTTCGCCGGATTACTCAGGGCGGTGCCGGTCCAAAACACTTACCAGATAAAGACAACGCCACAAAATCTGGGTCGTTTGAGGATACACCACCCCCCGATCTTGGCGAGCACGGGCTGTTTTGCTGGCGTTTCGTTGTGCAGCATACCACAAAAATGGGTATCCTTGACATGGCCGACTGGCTTGCCCTTGGAATCTTTTGTCGATCTTACGAGGGTTACATGATCGCCGTGGAGGACATCAACCTGAATGGCCGGGAGTTTATTGATGAGAATGGAAACAGGAAACGGAATACGGCATACGTCACTCGAAATGAAAGAACCAAGGAGGTCGTCAGCTTCGTTTCCAGCTTTGCCTTAAATCCATCATCCCGCGCCAAGTTTGGAGCCAGCGACAAAGAAGAAGATCCGTTTGCTGAAATAACGGCTGCACAGGTTGCAGCAAGTCGGAAGCGTAATTGATATGGCACTCACCCCCAGACAAAAATTGGACAGGAGGAGAGCGGCTGCCAGACGCCAAGCAGAGGCCGCTGAACTCCGTAGACTTAAAAAGAAAATGGATAAGATAGCCAGCGATCCAGAATTGATGGCCGAAAGGGCGCTCAGAAGCAAAGGGTCAAACCTGCGCGCCTACCGGAACCGCCAAGATCATTACGTCGGAAACGGCAACCAGAACTGAATGCCCACCAAACCGCCCCAGCACAGCCTGCCCAAGTTCACCGCGCCATCTCATGCCCGGCAAGTTTACGATCGGCAAACCCGGCGCATGACCGCGCATCTCAAGTGCGCGGCGGATGTCCGTAACTCCTCTTTCTGGAAAGCGGTCAGTCGCACCTACTGGATTAAGCATCCGGTTTGCGAAAACCCCCACGGAAAACATGGTGAGTTTCCGCCACTCACTCAAGAGATTCACCACATAATTCCAATATCAAAAGCCCCTCACTTGGCTTACAAGCATTCCAATCTCATGGCGCTTTGCAAGAAGTGTCACGCGGTTTTTAATCAGCAGGAACGGGCAGAGGAAAGACAATGAACCCATGCCAGCCAAGCGCCACACCGCCCCGGCAGACGACCCCGCCACCGCCTATGCGCGATCCGTCCTATCCGGTGAGACTCCAGCCGGGAAGCTCGTCAAGCTGGCCTGCCAACGGCATTTGAATGATTTGGATCGGCAGGGCACTGCAGGCTTCCCCTACCTCTGGGAGCCTGACCGTGGCGCAAACCTTGATGCCTTCTGCCTCCTCCTGCGCCAATACACCGGCGAGTGGGCAGGCCAGCCCCTCAGCCTCGCGCCCTTCCAGAAGTTCGTCGCCTATTCCATTTTCTCCTGGGTGTATGCTGACAGCGGGATGCGCCGATTCAAGACCGCCGTCATGAGAGTGCCCAGGAAGAACGGCAAAACCTGTTTCGCCGCCGCCATCGCCCTTTATCTGCTGGCCCTTGATGATGAACCGGGTGCCCAAATCTTCGCCGCCGCCACCAAGCGGGATCAGGCCCGCCTCGTCTTCCGGGATTCCTGCACCATGCTGCGGAAGGCCCACCAGAAAGTCCGCGCCCGGTTCGTGGAAAAGGTCAGCGTCTTGGAGTTCCCGTCCACCAATTCCCGTTTTGAACCCCTCTCTGCCGACTCCGATAAACTTGATGGCCTCAACCCCCACGCCGCCATCTGCGATGAAACCCACGCTTGGCCCTCCCGTGATCTGTGGGACGTCCTCCAGTCCGGCATGGGTGCCCGCCGCCAGCCCCTCATGCTAGACATCTCCACCGCCGGGAATAACACCCACTCCTTCGCTTACGAAACCCACAAGCGTGCGGAGGATGTCCTAAACGGAACGCTGCACGACGAAGCATTCTTCGCCTACATCGCCATGGCCGACCCCGAAGACATCGATCACTGGGACGATCCGGCAGTCTGGCAAAAAGCAAACCCCGGCTACCTGACGATCAAGCCCAAGCACTATTTCGAGACAGAGGTTTCCAAAGTCCGCGCCACCCCTTCCGCCCTCCCAGACTTCTTGACAAAACAGCTCAACATCTGGGCGAACGTGGCAGAGCGGTGGCTCGATCCTGACGACTGGAAAAAGGGCGGCTGCGAAGGCCTTGCCGAAAAGCTGAAGGGCCGGAAATGCCACGGTGCCCTCGATCTCGCCAAGGTCAGCGACCTTTCCGCCTTCGCCCTCGTCTTCCGGCCTGACGAGGTCTTCCGCGCCATCGGCGTCCGCAAGCACGCATTGCTCGTCTGGCACTGGTGCCCCGGTGATGACATCGCCACCCGCACCCGCGAGCACCGGGTGCCCTACGAAAGTTGGAAAAAGGAAGGCTGGATCAATGCCACCGCTGGCAACACCACCGACTTCGTGGCTCTGCGGCATGGCATCCAACGGATCTGCGCTGACTACGAAGTCACCGACGTAGCCTTCGACAGATGGGGATCGCTCGAAACCGTCCAGCACCTGCAGGAAGACGGAATGCAGGTCTTTGAATTTGGGCAGGGTTACAAGTCCATGGGTGCCCCCACCTCGGAGTTTGAGCGCCTCGTCAAAGGCGGCAACCTGCTGCACGACGGAAGCCCGCTCCTCGCTTGGGAGGCCGGCAACGTCGCCTGTGAGATGGACCCCAGCGGAGCCATCAAGCCCAACAAAAAGCGCAGCCGCGAAAAGATCGACGGCATTGTCGCCGCAGTAATGGCCTTGGGTAGGGCGATGGCCCAAGAGGAAGTAGTCGCCGCCCCAACCGTCTGGGTAGCCTAGTCAGCCATCCACCCGATCCGCCTTGGCAAACCGTGCCATCGCCCCTTCCTGCATCAGCAGCTTAGGGGTTTTGACTCCAGCCTCCCACTTTTCGAGGGCTGATTTGCTGATTTCGAGCAGGGCGGCGGCACCGGCCTGTGTCAGGCCGAGGCGCTCGCGTTCGGAGAGGAGTTGTTCGGGGAAGGTCATAAATGTCAGCCAATGGCGAGTAAATCGGACAAGACCTCCGTCTCACAGTCAGGATAGCCGTCGTGCAGCCCGTGACTCACTGTGGCGTATTCCTCGCCGCGCCGATCTTTTGGCCAGACCTTGGCTGCTTCAAGTATGGTGATTTGCTTCCGTGTGAGGTTGATGCTGCTGCCGTTGCTTGTCTGGTAGGTGATGACTTTTGCTTTCATAATCTTGATTTGGTATTGTTCCTTCGGGCTGATCCCCTCCGGTGTTTGCACTGTCGCACCTTTTACGACACAGTCAACACTTATCATCGCACTTTTTACGATTTCTTTTTCGATCAATGATCCAGCATCCGCCGCACCATCTCCACCATCTCCCACCGATTACAGGTCGTCCGCCCCTCCAGCCTGACAATAATCTGGGCAATCAACCGCAGCAGGCCCGCGTCCGTCATCCCGGCAGCGTGCGCGGCCCGGATCGTTTTATCGGCGTTGGCTTGGAGTGTGGTCATCCGGCAATTTGAGTCGCCGTCTTTTGCTCATCTGTTAGCTCATTCCAGTCATCGACCGCCCGAAAGAATTTCACCCCTTGCCGGGCGGCTGGGTCTCCGTTTTTTTTAATCTTGCATGGCCCCCCGAAAAAGGGATGGAACTCAAAGGTGAATCCGTTGTATTTGTAGACGTTGGCCACACTCACGATCGTATGACATCGCCCAGTATCGTCTCTTAAAAAATGGTCGCTCATGGTTTTGGATTGGTTGGCGTTTACTTGCTTTGCGGATACTCAATCTCCAACAGCAGCCGCAGGCAGTGGATCGCTTTCTCTATGTCCTCCCGGCCATTCTTCTCCCGGTGCCGGGTCACATAGCGGATCACGCTGGATTCGCAGTATGGTAGCCGGTTCCGCTGGCAGTATTCGGCCGGCTGGATGGCGAGGGCTTTGTAGTGCCTGCCGCCGACTTGATCGTCGAGGGCGGTTGGTTGGGTGGGTTCGTTCATGGTCTTGGTTTTGGGC